CATGAAAGTACAGAAAATGGGGAGAAGATAGAGTATGAATTTCAATTTGCATGGGATAGGCAAGCATCTTTTCTTAATGCACAGAGTAGAGCAATGAGTGAACTTAGAAGTTTAATTAAACAGTATGATGAAATGATTCATAAGGATTGGAATTTGGCTACAGAGGAGCAGAAAACAAGAGTTGAGAAGTTGAAATGTGAAGTTGATAACCTAAGTAAAGATGATATTGGAGATGATGAGTTGAAAATAAGTGTAGATTATGGTGATAGAAATGATAGTTAGAATAGATTTTAATCCAGATTTCAAGGAAGCAATTTTACTAAAAAAAGATACAGAGCAATGAAAGGTTCAGCAGGGAGTGGAAAATCTGTTAATGTAGCACAAGACTATATACTAAAGTTAGGAGATAAGAAGTATCAAGGAGCTAATCTATTAGTAGTTAGAAAGTCAGAAGCTACACATAAGTATTCAACGTATGCAGAGCTTACAGGAGCTATAAATCGTATTTATGGTAAACAAGCTGATAAGTATTGGAAAACTACTTTAAATCCTTTAGAAATTAAGAGTAAAGTTACTGGTAACTCTATAATTTTCAGAGGAGTTAATGATGCAAAACAAAGAGAAAAATTAAAATCAATTAACTTCTCGAAAGGAAAATTAACATGGGTTTGGTGTGAAGAAGCTACAGAACTTATGGAAAGTGACATAGACATACTAGATGACCGTTTAAGAGGTATTTTAACTAATCCTAACCTATACTATCAAATGACATTTACATTTAATCCAGTCTCAGCTACTCATTGGATAAAAAGAAAGTATTTTGACTATAAAAATGATGATATATTTACTCATCATAGTACTTATCTACAAAATAGATTCATAGATGAGGCTTACTACAGAAGAATGCAAATGAGAAAAGAGCAAGACCCAGAAGGGTACAAAGTCTATGGTCTTGGAGAATGGGGAGAAACTGGTGGAGCAATACTTAAAAATTATGTTATACATGAATTTCTACAGAATTGAGTATTTTGACAATATGAGGTTATCACAAGACTTTGGATTTAACCATGCAAATGTAGTACTTAGAATTGGCTTTAAGGATGGAGAGTTATATATATGTAACGAAATATATGTACATGAAATGGATACCTCAGAAATCATAAAGATTGCAAATAGTATAGGTTTAGAAAAGACTCTATTTATGTACTGTGATAGTGCTGAACCAGATAGAATTAAGATGTGGAAGAGTGCAGGATATAAAGCTAAAGGAGTTAAAAAAGGACCAGGAAGTGTTAAAGCTCAAATAGATTATTTGAAACAATTAAGAATACATGTACATCCTAGTTGCACTAATACCATAAAAGAAATACAACAATGGAAATGGAAACAAGATGAAAGAACTGGATTATATCTTGATGAACCAGTTGAGTTTATGGATGATGCAATGGCTGCGCTTAGATATCTATAGATAATAAGCTTAAAAATAATGGAATAAGCTTCTTAAAGTAAAGGAGGTGTTAAATATTTATATAAGTGAAACAGATTTAATAAAAGTTCAGTTAAAAAAAGAGAGCACCATTAACCTAGTAAAAGTCATAGAACACTACATCTTAAAGCATAGACCAGAAAAATATAAACAAGGAGAAGAATACTATTATGGTAATACTGATGTAAACAATAAGAGAAGATATTATCTCTTAGATGGAGCTAAGGTTGATGATTTTACTAAAGTTAATAATAAAGCAATTAACAACTACCATAAGCTTTTAGTTGACCAAAAGGTAGGCTATAGTGTCGGAAATCCCATAGTATTTAATGCAGATGATGATAATCTCACTAAGCTTTTAAATGACTTACTAGGAGAAGAGTTTGACGATACAATAACAGAACTATATCTCAATGCTAGTAATAAAGGGGTTGAATGGTTACATCCATATATTAATAGAAAAGGTGAGTTTAAATATGTAATAATTCCAGCTGAAGAAGCAATTCCTATTTGGGATAGTAAAAGACAGAGGGAATTAGTTGCATTTATTAGGTTTTATTATATTGAAGATATAGATGGAAATAAAATAAAAAGAGTTGAGTACTACACAGAAAATGACATAACTTACTTTATTGAAAGAGGTAATAGTTTTATTCAAGAATTTTTATATGATGAATATGGAAAAATGACTGATATACAAGAAGGTCATTTTAGAATAAATAACAAAGAACAGGGATGGGGTAAAGTTCCATTTATACCTTTTAAAAATAATGAAAAGTGTGTCTCAGATTTAACTTTCTATAAATCATTAATAGATATATATGACAATAATATTTCTACACTAGCAGATAACTTAGATGAAATACAAGAGGTTATTTATGTATTAAAAGAATATCCAGGAACAAGTCTACAAGAGTTTATAGATAATATAAGATACTATAAATCAATTAAAGTAGATGGTGGAGGTGGAGTTGATAAACTAGAGATAAATATACCAGTTGAAGCTAAAAAGGAGCTTCTTGATAGATTGGAAAAGAATATAATTATCTTTGGTCAAGGAGTTAATCCAGAATCTCAAAACACAGGTGACAAATCGGGTGTAGCACTTAAATTTTTATATTCACTACTTGACTTAAAATGTTCTAAGACTGAAAAGAAGTTTAAAAAAGCAATTAGAGAGCTTTTATGGTTTGTGTGTGAGTATTTAAAGATAAGTGGTAGTAAGAGCTATGATTATAAAACAGTTCAAATTACTTTTAATCACTCTATGATAATAAATGAAGCTGAAAAGATAGATATGGCAGCTAAATCAACTGGAATTGTATCAGATGAAACTATTGTTTCTAACCATCCTTGGGTCGAGGATGTTAATGACGAACTTGAGAGACTTAAAAAACAGGAAGATACTCAAAAAGAGTATGATGATTTAATTCCTAATAATCAAGATGGTGTTATAGATGAAACATAAAGATTATTGGAGAAAGAGATTTGAACAATTAGAAGAAGCTCAAAATAACAAAAGTGTAAAATATTATCTTGAATTAGAAAAGCAATATAAACTAGCTATAAATAGTATAGAAAAAGATATATTAGCATGGTACAACAGATTTGCCAAAAATGAAGGAATATCTTTATTAGAAGCTAAGAAACTACTAAATACAAGAGAACTAGAAGAGTTTAAATGGAGTGTTGAAGAATATATTAAATATGGTAAAGAAAATGCTATAAATCAAAAGTGGATGAAAGAGTTAGAAAATGCTAGTGCAAGAGTTCATATAACAAGGCTTGAAGCTTTAAAGTTACAAATACAGCAACAAGTAGAAGTTTTATATGGAAATGAACTTGATGGTATTGATAAACTAATGAGAGATATTTATACAAGTGGATACTATCATACAGCTTTTAATGTTCAACAAGGAGTAAACGTTGGTTGGAGTTTAATGAGTCTTGATACTAATAGAATAAATAAAATTATCTCTAAACCATGGGCAATAGATGGATTAAACTTTAGTGAAAGAATTTGGGGTAAGTATAGACCTACTTTAGTAAATGAACTACATACTAAGCTAACTCAATCAATTATTAGAGGTGAAAATCCAAAAAATTTAGTAAATGACTTTGCTAAGAGATTTAATGTATCTAAATCACAAGCTAAGAATTTGATAATGACTGAATCAGCTTTCTTTGCATCAGCAAGTAGAAAAGATTGTTTTAGTGATTTAGAAGTAGAGAAATATGAGATTATTGCTACATTAGATTTAAGAACTTCAAATATATGCAGAGAGTTAGATGGAAAAATATTTGATATGAAAGATTATCAAGTTGGAATAACAGCTCCACCATTTCATTGTCGTTGTAGGACAACAACAGCTCCTTGGTTCGAGGATGAAGAAGGCTATAGAGCAGCAAGAGGAGAAGATGGAAAAACATATTATGTACCATCTAGTATGAAGTATAATGAGTGGTATGAGAAGTATGTTAAAAATAATAGTAAACAAACTGGTGCAAAATATACTAAAGGTGATATCGAGTGGAATATAAGAAGAGAAGAAGAAGCAGAACTATATTACGATAATATTAGAAATAGAAAAGATGATATTTCCAAAATATCAAAGAATACAAATTGGTCAGAAAAAAGTATAGGTCAAATTAAAAATCATATTTTCTACAATACTCATATAATGAGAGATGGAACTAGACGTATGTTGGATTCTGACTATAGTATGTCAGTTGCTTGGCAAAGACTTATAAATGGTACATACGAAGATATTGATATTCTCTTATTAAAACATGAATACCTTGAAAGTATATTTGAGAAAAAGTATAATATAAGTAACTTAGAAGCCCATAGAATGACTGAGAAAAAGCATGATTGGTATAAAGAATTAATTAAACAGAAAGGAGAGTTTGAAGAAGATGATTGTCTTAATGAACTTATTAGAAAAGAATAATGAATATGTTATATATAGTTATGGATATGAAGAAAATAAGCTTGATGGAAGAATAAAAATATATTTAGATGATTTTTATAATTATGAAATAATAAAAGAGTCAAAAGATGAACATATAAGTAAATCAGCAACGTTAAAAGCTATTTCTAAACTTATAAAAGCTGCTAAAAATAACGATTTGAAAAAAGAAATGAGTTATCAATGTTAGAAGCACTTACTGAACAATAAATTAGTAGGTGCTTTTATTATGTAAAAGTTTAAAAAAGTAGGTGATTTTAATGTATATATTAACTCAAGTTATAGCTGTAGTTTGTGTAGTACAAATCTTTATTAATTGTATTGCTAATGTCAATGTAGGTATTCTTTGCAATAAATTAAAAGAAAAAAATGAAGCTAATATAGATAAAGTTTCTGATGAAATTCTAAAGAGAGTAGGAGAAGAATTAAATGAATCACTAGACAAAAGTCTTTAAAGACTTTTTTTATTGTGTAAAAAATGAAAGGAGATATTTAAAAGATGGATTGGTTAAAAGAATTGCTAGAAGGAATAAAAATAGAAAATAACAAAATTGATGTAGCTTCTTTACAAAAGTCTATAGAAAAGAAAATAAAAGAGACTACAATTACTCAAGAAGATTATACAAATCTTGAAACACAGCTTAATACAGCTAATGAAACTATTAAAAAGTTTGAAGGAGGTATGACAAAAGAAGATGTAGAGAATCTAAAAACAACTTATGAAACTGATAAGAAAACTTTGGAAGAAACCTACAAAAAAGAAATTGAAGAAAAGGACTTTAATTACTGGTTAAATGATGCTTTTAAGTCTATTAAATGTAGGGATGAAATAGCGTTAAAAGCTCATTTAGATATAGAAGCACTAAGAAATAGTAAAGATAGACAAAAAGCTTTTGAAGAGCAAATAAACCCTTTGAAACAGGATAAAGATTATTTGTTTAATGCAACACTAGAAGGTGAAGAGCCTAAAATAGATACTATAACACCAGGGCAAGAGCCTAAGATAAATGATTTTGGTTTTAATTTTACTGGGGTAAGACCTCATGAAAATAATAATAAATAGGAGGAAATAAAATGGCAGCACTAAATTATGCAAAAGAATATTCAAATGTTTTAGCACAAGCATATCCTTATACTTTAAACTTCGGGGATTTGTATGCAACACCAAATAATGGAAGATATAGATGGACTGGTTCTAAAACAATAGAAATACCAACTATATCTACAACTGGAAGAGTAGATTCAAACAGAGATACAATAGCAGTAGCTCAAAGAAACTATGATAATGCTTGGGAACCTAAGGTATTAACTAATCAAAGGAAATGGTCACATTGGTTCATCCAGCAGATATAAACCAAACTAATTATGTGGCTTCAATAGGCAATATAACAAAAGTATATAATGAGGAACAAAAGTTTCCAGAGATGGATGCTTACTGTATATCTAAAATATATGCTGATTGGACCGCATTAGGTAAACAGCAGATACAACTGTTCTTACAACACAAACGTATTAGAAGTATTTGATAAGTTAATGGAAAAAATGACAGAAGCTAGAGTACCTGAAAATGGAAGAATATTGTATGTTACTCCAGTAGTAAATACACTTATCAAAAATGCAAAAGAGATACAAAGAACAGTAAATATAAAGGATGCAGGAACTTCTCTTAATCGTCAAACAACTGATATTGACACAGTTAAAATAATTAAAGTACCATCTAATCTAATGAAAACTGCATATGATTTTACAACTGGATGGAAAGTAGGAGCAGGAGCTAAACAAATCTTTATGTCCTTAGTTCACCCAAGTGCAATAATTACACCTGTTTCTTATCAGTTCTCTAAGTTAGACGAACCAACAGCAGTTACAGAGGGAAAATACTTCTACTTTGAAGAAAGTTTTGAGGATGTATTTATATTAAATAAAAAAGCTGATGCAATACAATTTGTTGTTGAAGGAGCTGGAGCATAATGGCACAAGTAAGGAAATTAAATAGAATATTAACCATAGAAGAGTGTAAAATAGATGATTTCTTAGAGATGGGATATGATTTGATAGATGAAACTGGTAAGGTAGTAAGGTATGGCAAGTCATTAAATGTAAAAGATTTAATAGCTGAAAATAATATTTTAAGGTCAAAAGTTGAGTCTTTAGAAGAAGAAAATAAGCAGCTTAAAGAGAAAAATAAACTTACTAAAAAGTAGGTGAAAATTATGGGAAATAATATAATTGATGATATAGAAAAAAGACTTGAAAGTTTTGGATATATATTAAAAGATGGGGATAAGTGGTTAATAGATTTTGTAAGAGAAAAAATAGAAAATATTATTAAACTAGATTGTAATATAAAAACTATGCCAATTGAATTGAAAGAAATTGAAGCTGATATGATAGTTGGAGAGTTCTTATTTACCAAGAAAAATATGGGGCAATTAGATATAGAAAGCATTAACTTTGAAGCTGTAGAAAAGTCTATATCAGAAGGTGATACAAAGGTAGATTTGCTATAGGAAGTGGCTCTCAAACACCAGAACAACGCTTTGATAGCTTAATAGCTTATCTTACTCTTATGGAAGAATAAGATATTAACCTTTAGGTGCTTAAGATGGTAAGTAAAACTAGAAAAGCAATAGAAATGTTATATAGATATAAATGTACTATAGTTGAGTATCAGCCAATCAAAGACCCTGTAACAAAACGAACTAACAATAAAGAAGTGATTGTATTAGAAAATCAACCATGCAAGCTTTCATATAAAAATATAGTTTCTGCTACAGAAGGAAAATTAGCTAAGCTAGAGCAAACTATTAAACTCTTTATATCTCCAGATATAGAAATTAAAGCAGGTTCAAAACTTATTATAAATGATAAAGAGTATGTAAGAAGTGGAGAATCAGCTATATATCCAAATCATCAAGAAATAATACTTGAGTTATTTAAGGATAAAGCATAATGGCTAGATGGGGCAGTGTTGATTTTAGAGAGTTTAAAAGAGTTTGTAAAAAGATGGAGAGCTTACAAAGATTGATTTAGATAAGTTTTGCAAAGATGCAGCAAGAGAATTAGCAGCAGATCTTGGAAAGTAATTAGAAGACACCAGTTGATACAGGATTCTTAAGACAAGGATGGAATGGAGTGGCTTATGCTAGGTCGCTTCCTGTGTATAAACAAGGAAATAATTATATTATAGAGGTTGTTAATCCGACTGAATATGCCTTAACACAATGGGGCATATAAAACCCAGCAAAATCGGTAAACGCTAAGTGTAATAGTGTTACATTATAAAGTAGGTAGAATATGGACATAGAATAACTCTTGATTTATAATGTATAAAAGAGGTGATTTTATGGCAAAATTTTTAGATATTACAGGAAAAAAATTTGGAAGGCTAAGAGTCATTAAATTTTCTAAAGAGATAAAAAGTGGTAAAAGAAATAGAAAATATTGGTTATGTAAGTGTGATTGTGGAAATTTCAAAGAAATAAGAACTGACTCTTTAACTAGTGGCTTAGTACAATCTTGTGGATGTTTAAAAAAAGAACAAGATAAATTAAATTTAACAGACAAATACCAATTTAAAAAGAAATATAAGGTTCAAAATAAAAGACTTTACAGTATATGGAAGGGTATAATATCTAGATGTACAGATAAAAATAATAAAAGATACAATAGATATGGTGAAAGGAATATAATTGTGTGTGATGAATGGTTTTGCTATGATAATTTTGCAAATTGGGCATTGAGTAATGGATATTCAGAGAAACTTACAATTGATAGAATAAATAATGAAGGAAATTATGAATCAAGCAATTGTAGATGGGTGGATATAAAGACACAATGTAGAAATAGGTCAACAAATATATTAGTAAAGCATGAAGAAAAAGAAATTACATTGATAGAGCTTTCTGAAAAAACAGGTATTTCATATTCTTGCTTAAGAAGTAGATATTCTAAGGGATTAGTAGGAAATAATCTTATAGAAAAAGTTAAGATTATTGAAGAAAGCAGAGCTAAGTTATCTATTGAGGATGTAAAAGAAATTAGAAAAAAGTATTCTGATGGATATACAATAAAACAACTAAGTGAAATATATCCTGTAACATATTCATCTATATCAAATATAGTCCATAGAAGAACATGGAAAAATATTTAATTAATTATATATGCCAATACCGAGGAAAACCTATAGATTGCGAATAGGCTATAGGTTTCCGTAGAGCGTAGAGAGTGAATAAATATAATCTCTCCAAGAGTGCTGGGCAACTAAATAAAGTTTATTTTGTTGATGATGTACGCCGAACTTATAGGAAACTATAAGAGCTAGAGGATAAAAAGCCTTTAGGATAACAAAATGCATATGTTGAATATGGCCATAGAACTAAAGATGGAAAAGGTTGGGTTAAAGGACAACATTTCTTAACAATTTCAGAGATGGAACTACAAAGCCAAGTTGATAAGATTATAGAGAAAAAACTATTAATATTGCTTAAAGGAGTATTTGATGCTTAATAATATAATTGATGGAATATCTATTAAATTAGATAAAACATTTGGAGAGAGTTATACAATTTATAGTGAAGATGTGAGCAAGGTATAAATGAACCTTGTTTTTTTATTGTTCCTTTAAATCCAAGCAAAGTATCCTATCCAAGTGGCAGGACATTAAAAAAGAACTCTTTTGATGTACATTATTTTCCAAAAAGTAATGATAAATCATTTGAAATAGATGAGGTAGCTGAGATGCTACTGGAGGAATTAGAGTATATAGAAATTGATGGAGATTTAGTCAGAGGTACAAATATGAACTTTGAAATTGTAGATAATGTACTTCATTTCTTTGTTGATTATAACTACTTTACTATAAAAAATAATGATATCAATAAGATGGATACAGTAGAGTTATTCGGTGGTTTGAAGAGAGGTGATAATTTTGAGTAAGACATTAAGTAAAGGAACCGATTACAAGTTTACTAAGGAGCAGATAGTTAATTCTAAGAAGTATATAAATAGAAAAGACTTATTAAATGCAATTTTAAAAGAAAATGAGTTATATTCCTTCTCAGAGGTAGAGGAAATAATAAATAGCTTTATGAAAGGAGTGAGTTAATTTGGCGTTAGGTGGAGGAACATTTGTAACACAGAATAAAATATTACCAGGTAGCTATATAAATTTTATCTCAGCTAAGAGGGCAACCAGTTCATTATCGGATAGAGGTATTGTTGCAATACCTTTAGAGTTAGATTGGGGCATAGATGAAGACGTATTTCAAGTAACCAGTGATGATTTTGAGAAGTATTCAGTGAAGTATTTTGGATATGATTATACTCATGAGAAGCTGAAAGGTTTGAGAGATTTATTCAAAAATATAAGGTTGGGATATTTTTATAAATTAAATAAAGGCGTTAAAGCCAGTTGTACTATAGCCACAGCAAAATATAGTGGTATCAGAGGAAATGACTTAAAAGTAACAGTTACAACAAATATAGATGATAATGCTAAATTTGATGTTGTAACACTTTTAGATAATAAGAAAGTTGATACTCAAATAGCTAAAGTTATTACAGAACTGCAAGATAATGATTATGTCACTTGGAAGAAGGAAGCAACATTAGAGGCTACAGCAGGATTAACTTTTACTAATGGAACTAATGGTGAAGCTGTGACAGGAACAGAGTATCAAGCTTTTCTTGATAAGATAGAAAGTTACTCATTTAATGCACTAGGATGTTTGGCTACAACAGCAGAGATTAAAAGTTTGTTTGTAGAGTTTACTAAGAGAATGAGAGACAAAGTTGGGGCTAAGTTTCAAACTGTATTATATAAAAAGAATGATGCAGATTATGAAGGTGTAGTATCTGTTGAAAATAAGATTAAAGATACTGGATTATTAGAATCTAGCTTAATTTACTGGACTACTGGAGCTATAGCAGGATGCGATATAAATAAATCTAATACTAACAAGCGATATGATGGTGAATTTGATGTAGATGTTAATTACACTCAAATACATTTAGAAGAAGCTTTAAAAACTGGTAAGTTTATATTTCATAAGGTTGGAGATGAAGTTCATGTATTAGAGGATATAAATACTTTTGTTAGTTTTACAGATGAAAAGAATGACGACTTTTCAAGTAATCAAAGTGTTAGAGTACTTGACCAGATTGCTAATGATATAGCGACTTTATTTAATACAAAGTACTTGGGTGAAGTACCAAATGATAAATCTGGTCGTATCTCGTTTTGGAATGATGTAGTTAAGCATCATGAACAACTGCAAAATATGAGAGCAATAGAAGATTTCAAAGCTGATGATGTTTCTGTAGAACCTGGAAGCGACAAGAAGACTGTTGTAGTAAGTGATGCTGTAAAAGTTATTAGTGCTATGAGTAAGCTTTATATGACTGTTTCAGTTAGTTAACAATAAGAAAGGAGAATAATAATGGCACAACAAATAAAAGCAAGAGATACAATAAGTGCATCTAAGGCAGAGTGTTTTGTAACTATAAAAGGTAAAAGATATAATTTTATGCAAGCTATTAACTTAGAAGCTAAAATGGAAAAGAATAAGAGTGAGATACCTATATTAGGTAGTACTACAAAAGGAAATAAATCAACAGGAAGTAAATATTCAGGAAATGCAACATTTTATTATAATACCTCTATATTTAGAGAATTGTTGTATGAGTATAAAGAAACTGGTGAGGATATTTACTTCGATATACAAATTACCAATGAAGACCCAACAAGTTCAGTGGGTCGTCAAACTATAATACTGGAAGATTGCAATATGGACTCAGGCATAATTGCTAAATTTGATGCTGATGGGGAGTATTTAGATGAAGATATGGATTTTACTTTTGAGAATTGGAAATTAGTTGAGAAATTTAATATAGCAAATGGTATGGAGTAAAATACACATTTATGATTTATGTATGTGTATTTTTTATTTATAAGAATAGGAGATGATTAAAATTAAGGATAAATATGAGATAAAAGATTCAATTTCTTTTGATTATAGCAATAAAAGACCTTTGGAAGAACGTGTCAGCGAGATGTATAAAAAGGCAGGAAAATATCTTATAGATATTTCAGATAAGTTAGCAACAGATACAATTGATGGTTCGTCATTAAAGCCAATAATCATAAAATTTGAAATAAATGAAGCTGGTGTTGCAACAATAGAAAAACAAACAAAATATTTGGTGATGGAGGTAGAATAAGAATATGGGAGATTTAAACGCTTTTTTAAGTCAAAATGCAATAAAAGTAGAGAATAGAAAGTATGTGGCAAGTGAAAGGTTTATAGGAGAAGATGGAAAAGCAATCGAATGGGAACTTAAAGCAATAGATTCAGATAGAGATAGACAATTAAGAAAAGATTCAACTATAAGAGTACCTGTACTAAATAAAAAAGGGAAAGCAACAGGGCAATACACTAGTGAAACAGATTTTAATACTTATACTTTGAAACTGTGTGTAGAAACTGTAGTATTTCCAGATTTACATGATGCAGAACTTCAAAATAGCTATGGTGTAATGGGAGCAGAGGAACTATTAACAACAATGTTAACTCCTGGTGAATACACAGACCTTTCAAGTGAGGTAGGAGAAGTGAATGGTTTTGATAGGACTTTTGAAGATAAAGTAGAAGAAGCAAAAAACTAATTGAAGGAGGCGATTATGATGCTAGTGTAGCTCATTATTGCCTTCATAAATTCAAATGGAAACCACATGAATATACAGATTTACCAGACTTCGAGAGGGCATTTGTTGCTGCTTCTATAGATATTAAAGTAGAAGAAGAAATAAAAGAAGAAAAAAAGATTGCTAAAGAAGCTAGAAGAAGTAGAAGAAGATAAAATATAGGTAAAATATGTAAGAATTATATGTTATAATAATTGTAGCAAGAAGATGTAATCTACAATTTATAGAGTGGAGTTCATACTGGGATAAAACCTACTTCCTAATGAAAGGAGGTGGGAAGTATGGACAATTTTTTACTTAGTATATTAGCTAGCTTGATAGCTAGTTTAATTGGATATATCGTTTGTAGATGTATCAAAAACGTAAAAAGCCACTCTACTCGTGGCAAGAGTAAAAGTGGCTGGGAACTTGGTTTTAAAATAAAGTTCCGCAAATTTAAATAATTTATATTTTTTAAAATTATGAACTTCACTCTACCGCTAAATAGATTGTAGTTCTTCTTGCCTTTATTATACCACAAATTAGAAAAAATATGCAAAGTACTTGTTTTAATAGTAAGTACTTTTTTTATGTGAAAAAGAAGGTGATTGAATGAATAAAGATATAGAACTTACAGAAAAAGATTTATATTGTATTGCTAGACATATTCAAGTGTATGTGTTTAAAAAAGATGATGAGGTCATAAAAAAGGAAGATAATCCATGTTGCAGATGCAAGCATAAATTTAAGTATTATGAGAATAGTGTATGTATCTATCATTGTTCAGTATTTCAGAAGTTATCTAAAATTACAGGTCTTAAAATGGGTTTTGGAGTCAAACTATAATGTAAAAATTTTGAATATATAGTATAATATTCTTATAAAATATAATTTAGGGGGATATTATGAGAGAAGGAAAGAGAAGAAGAGGATGTCTATTTTGGTTTATCATTATTATTATATTTTCTGGGGTTGTTGGAGCAATAGCAGGGAACAGTACTAATAATGGAAGCACTGAAAAACAAAAAGAAGATTTAACTAAATATATTGGTGAAGAAGGTAATATAGGAGATTTAAAATTAACTGTTAATAGTATTTCAAAAGCTAGTGAAATACCAGTAGCTTCTGGTTATTTGGCGTACACTCCAGATAGTGGCAAATATGGTATTATAAATTTAACAATAAAAAATCAAACTAAGGAAAGCCAATCTTTTATGCTAAATTCATTCACATTAATAGGACCAGATAATTCAAAATATGTTCCATCTTTATTGATTGATGTAGGAAATAAATATATAACTATGGATACTGTAAATCCTAATTTAGATGTAACAGGTAATATTGCATTTGAAATTCCTAAGGATTTACTAGTTTCTGATTGTAAACTAAAATATAGTGGTTCAGAGCAAGAATTTATATTAAAAGAAAAATAATATATAGATTTAAAATCAAAAATACTAAAAACACTTACTAATGTAGGTGTTTTTTTAATGAAAGGATGTGATGATAATGTAAAAATTTTACTAATATAGTATAATATTCTTATAAAATTATTATACTGGGGGGGGAAATGTTATGTTTTGTTCAAATTGTGGTGCAGAAATCACAGGCATAGGCAAGTTTTGTTCAAGTTGTGGGGTTGCTGTAGAAACTGAAATTATTGAAGATAATAATATTAAATCAAATGACTTAATCGTTGATGCTAATGGAATAGAAATAAATATGACTGAAATTTATAGAAAATATAGAAAAGAAAAAGTAAACGCAATAAAAAATGTAATGGAAATAAGTGGTTTGAATATAAAGGAAGCAAAAAAAATAGTGGATTTTTCTTTTGAAGAATTAAAAATTAATTTTATTGATGATACTATGAGTAATTCAGAAAAGGAAAAAATAATACAAAATCAAAATAGAAAAAATAATATTGAAAAAGCTCAACAAGAATCAGTTGCTTGTTGCCCTAAGTGTGGTTCAACATCCTTGACAGCTCAAAAAAAAGGTTTTGGTATAGGGAAAGCAATGGTAGGAGCTAGTCTAACTGGTGGTATAGGTTTAGTAGCTGGAAATTTAGGAGCAAAGAAAGTTAGAGTTACATGCTTGAATTGTGGGAAGCAGTTTTGGGCAGGCAAAAAATAGATGTATTAATTATAAAAACACTTACTAATTTAGTAAGTGTTTTTATTATCTAAATTAACAGAAAGGAGAGTGAAAAAATGGCTACAATACAGACATCAATTCGCATATTTGATGGAATGACACCTGCGTTTCGGCATATGACAACTGCTATGAACATAGTACTGAGTTCATTTGAGCAATTACAAAGAACTTCTAGTAATGCAGTAAATGCTAATAGCATAATAAGAGCTAGAGAAGAACTAGCAAGAGCAGAAGCTGGATTTGATAGATTAGAACGACAAATAAGAGAATCAGATAATCAACAGCGAAAACTTAATGAGGATATAAATAAGGGTGCAAGTTCTACAGATAGATTAGTTGGAAGTGCAAAGAAGCTAGCAGCAACTTATTTAGGTATAAGAACATTAGGAGGTCTAGGAAATTTAAGCGACCAGATGACAAGTACTAATGCGAGACTTGGCATGATAAATGATGGGCAACAATCAGATGCTGGACTTAATAAAATGATATTTCAATCAGCTGAAAGGTCAAGAGCATCTTACTTAGATACTGCACAAATAGTGAGTCGTATAGGCATGAACGCAGGAAAGGCGTTTAGCAGTACAAAAGAAATTGTAGGTTTTGCAGAGCAATTAAACAAAAAATTTGTAATAGCAGGCGCAAGTACTGAGGAAATGAACTCGGCATTGTTACAGCTAACCCAAGGGTTGAGTTCTGGCGTATTAAGAGGTGAGGAACTGAATGCTGTGTTTGAGTCAGCACCTAACATCATCCAATCGATTGCAGATTATTTGGACGTGGACATAGGAAAAATAAGAGGAATGGCATCAGAGGGAATGTTAACAGCAGATATTGTAAAAAACTCATTACTTGCAGCAGCAGAGCAGACCAATGCAGAGTTTGAAAAAATGCCTTACACATTTTCTCAAATTTGGACTTCAATTAAAAATAATGCAATCATGATATTTGGTGTTATACAGAAAAAAATTGAACAGTCTATGTCTAGTAAGGGATTTCGAACCTTTATAGATAATTTTATAAACTCTTTGTATGTACTTGGAAATGTTGCTTATAACATTTTTAATGAAATTATAAGTATATTAGGGAGCCCGTTTTTTCAAGCATTTGTAAATGCGATTATTGTAGGTGTTAGTTTAATAGTGCAGGCACTAGGTTGGATAATAACACAGGCATTAAATATTGCTAATGTGTTTGCTCAGAACTGGAGTATTATTGCACCAATAGTACTTGGAGTTGCGGCTGCTATGTTAGTGTATAACAATGCGTTATTACTTAGTATTGCGAATAAAGTTAAAGATATTGCACTATCTGCCAAATCTTTAGTCATGAGCTTTGCACATATAGTAGCAGAGTCTTATAGAGCAGCAGCTTTAGTAGCAACTACAATAGCACAAGACGGATTAAATGCAGCAATGGCAGCTTGTCCTATTACTTGGATTTTATATGGAATTATAGCTATAGTTGTTGCATTTTTTGTAGCTATAGCAATATTTAATCACTTCGCAGGCACTAGTGTATCTGCTATAGGTGTAGTTGCAGGTGCAATATCAGTTGCAGCCTCTTTCATAGGAAACTTATTTATTGCAACAGGAAATTTAATTATAGATATTGTAGCTTTAATATACAATACTTTAGCAGGCTTTGCAGAGTTCTTTGCTAATTTTTTAGACGACCCAATTGGCTCTGTTATAAGAGCAGTATCCGGAATGGCTAATGCTGTATTAGGCATTATAAGAAGTATCGCAAGTGCATTTGATACCGTGTTTGGTTCAAACTTGGCAGATGCAGTAAGTGGATGGCAAGATAAATTGCAAGGTTGGACTGATAAAGTAGCAGGAGAAGCTAAAATAAAAGTCGAAAGAATGGACCCTAATAAACTGCATTTTGACAGATTTAATTATGGAAAAGCATGGGACGCAGGATATAAATGGGGAGATAAGTTAGAAACTAATATAAAAGATAAATTTGATATTAGCAAAATGGCAGAAGATGCAAAGAAAAAATTAGGATTGGATGATTTATGGGATAAAAAATATGGATTAGGAGATGGATTTGGTTCAGCAGGATTAAACTCTCCTCTCAATGATGCAGCAAAAGGAGCAAAAGACACTGCGGGAAATACAGCAAAGATGGCTAAAACAATGGATAAAAGCCAAGAAGACTTAAAATACTTAAGAGACATAGCAGAACAGGAAACAATCAATAGATTTACAGGAGTAAACATAAAAATTGATATGAACAACACAAACAACATAAGTAAAGATAATGACTTAGATGGAATAGTTAATGTTCTAACTGAAAAGTTAAATGATGCAATGGCTGTTTCAGCCGAAGGAATAGTTTAGGAAGGAGAGTGAGAAAATGGCTTATGATTTTTACCTAGATGGAGTACAACTACCAATCGCACCACCAAAGCTTGAAGTCAAAGTGACAAATAAAAACAAGACAGTTGATTTAATAAATGTTGGAGAAGTAAATATATTAAAAAAAGAAGGATTATCTGAAATAAGTTTTGAAGCAGAATTTACACATAATAAACTACCATTTTATCGTGGAACTTTTAGGGATGTTCAATTCTTTTTAAGTAAACTGGAACTACTAAAAACTGATTGTAAGCCATTTCAATTTATTGTATCGAGGGAATTAGGTAATAAAGTACTATTTAACACTAATATAAAAGTATCTCTTGAAGAGTATGCTATTTCAGAAGATGCAGATAATGGCTCAGATACAAAAGTTGCAATAAAATTAAAACAATATAGAGATTACTCAACTAAAAAGTTAGTTCCTGCAACTCCTGAAAAGACAAACTATGGTAGGACTCCCCCTCCAGTCATGAAACCAAAAGAATTTAGACCAGATTCATCCAATAAGCCAAATGGTAAAACATATACAGTAAAAGCAGGGGATTCTCTTTGGGCAATTTGTCAAAAGCAATTAGGAAATGGTTCGTTATACAAGAAAGTATATGAGTTAAATAAAACAATGATGGATAAAGCTAACAAGGGAAAAAAATTAAGTAAATACACCATCTATAAAGGGCAGGTGTTGAGGCTTGTCTGATGATTTAGTTCTGGCGAATGATAGAGATATAAGGCTAGTTATTGCACATTGGGAAGATTTCTACGAACCTGTAGTTTTGGATGGTATCACATGGGAAATAGAGAGACGAGGAACACCATCTAAACTTGAATTTACAATAGTCATGGATGATATATTAGAGTTTTGTGAAGGTAACTCTGTAAGACTATATTACAAAGGTGTAGGTATATTCTATGGATATATATTTCAGAAAAAGAGAGATAAAGAAAATCATATCAAGATAGTTGCTTATGACCAGCTAAGATATTTTAAGAATAAAGATACTTATGTATATAGTAATAAAACAGCAAGTGAACTTGTAAAGATGTTGGCTAAGGATTTTAAATTAAAATACAATGTCATAGAAGATACAAAATATAAAATATCGAGAGTTGAAGAAAATAAAACACTCTTTGATATGGTCTTAACTGCACTAGATGATACTCTAAGAGAGAAAAAGGAAATGTATGTTTTATATGATGATTTTGGAAGAATAACATTAAAGAATGTTGC